GCGTTTCCTTGGCTTTCGTGAATGAGTCCGAGACCATCAACGGCAAGGACTACATCCGACCCCAATCCATCGCTTCCGCCGACCTAGTTTCAAGCCCTGCGGCAACTAACGGACTTTTCGAGGAGATGGTTAAATTCATGCAGAAATTTGCCGAGACCCAGACCAAATGCTCTGGAGAAACAATCAAAATGGGATATATGGTTGGCGGCAAGCCGATTCCCACCGATCTGCCCGAAGCCGAAGTTGAGGGCGAAGGTTTGACAAAAGGAGAAAACACAATGGAAAACAAAGATTACGGTAAGGAAGTGGAAGATATCAAGGTGCGCCTCGCCAAACTGGAAGAGGCCATGTCTCCCAAAGAAGAGAAAAAAGAGGATTCGGTTCCCAAGATTGAAGTCGAGGTTGAGCCGAAAGAGGAAATGGCGAAAAAGGAAGAGCCCAAGACCGAGGAGATGTCCGAGGTTGTGAAAAAGGTTCTCACCGAGTTCGGCATCAAGCCTGTCCCCGCTTCCCCGGTGATCGAGGAGGCTCCCGCAAAGAAAGAGGAGCCGAAGAACTTTGAAGCCCTTGTGTCGGCTCACCCCGAATACAAGACTTCCAAGCTGAACGCCATGAAGGCGGTCATGCTCTCCAACCCCAACGAATATCGCGAGGCTCTTGCCCGTGGTATTAAGAACATCTAACAAAGGATACAAATACAATGGGAACTCAAGTTGACGGATTTTTTAAAACCTTCACTTTCGCTTCGGCGATTAGTGCTTATCGTGGCGTTCAGCCTACCTCGACTGCTGGTGCGGCTCAAGCCTCTGTGACTGGTGCTACTCTTTGCATCGGCTTTACACAGGAAGATGTGGCCGCTGGTGACTCCGGCACGGTCAAGCTGTTCCACCCGACCTACTTTGCAACGGTTTCGGGCGTGGCGGCCGTTGGAGACTCGCTCTCCTTCGATGCTTCTGGCCTCGTGACCACGGCGGCTTCCAACACCATTTCCGCTGGCATCGCTCTCGAAGCGGCCACCGAGACTGGTGCGGTGATCGAGATCGCCGTTCCGCTGAAGGTTGACTAAAGATTAACAACTAACCAAGGATAAATAGAAAATGAGCTATATCGCAGGCGGCACGACTATCCGTGCAGACATCAACCAAGCCCTGATCGAAGCCCCCCAAGCTGATGTGGGTTTGATCGGCGCAACCCTTCTCCCCTTGCAGAATGTTTCGGCCAAAGCCGGAACCTATCTCAAGGTTCAGTTGGCGGCGGCTGACCTCCTCTCCAACAACTCGGCGATCCGTTCCGCTGGTAGCGAATACCAGAGGGGCATCCGTTCCTTCACTAGCGCGAGCTACTCCACCGAGGAGTTCGGCCTAGAGGAATTGCTTGATGACGGTAGCGTTGAGGACTTGAATCGCTTTTTCGCGGTGGAAAGCGAGACCGCTCGCTTCCTCCTTCGTCAGATCAAGCTCGGCCATGAGAAGCGGGTTTCCGACCTTCTCTGGGCTGGCTCGACCCCCTTCACCACGGCTGACCAGACTCGCGCCGTTGCCTACACGAATACGAACATCGCCACCGTTGATGTTGCCCGTGATGTGGCGGCCGCCAAACTCGCCCTCAATAAGCTCGGTTACGAGCCGAATTGCATCGCGATGTCGGCCAATGTGTTCGAGTTGATCCGTCGTTCGACCCTCCTCCAGAATCAGTTCTTCGGAGTGATCTCGAACACCGGGGCTCGCTTGCTCTCCGAAGCCGAGATCGCGGCGGCTCTGGGCGTGCAGACCCTCGCCGTTGGGCGTGCGGCCTACAACACCGCCAACAAGGGCAAGAGCTACTCCGGCTCGTTCATCGTGCCGGACAGCAAGATCGTTGTGGGTCAGATCGCTGGCGGTGAGTTCACCGCTGGTGGTATCGGACGCACCTTGGTTTGGGCGGCTGATGCGGCCGGATTCGTCTCCGAGAGCTATCGCGATGAGGCTCGCCGTTCCAATGTTCTGCGGGTTCGCATGAACACGGACGAAGTTGTGATCGACCCCAATGCGGCGGTTCGTATCACCACCGACTACTCGGCAAGCTAAAATATAGATTGTGTGGTTCCTCCGAGGGGCTAGAGCCTAAAAAACTCTAGCCCCTCTTTCTTTTATGAATTGACATAAATCCCATCTTGAAATCCTTTATGAGAAATCCTCTGTCTGTTTACCTTATTTGTGGCGGCAATGAAGCCGAATATCTCGAAAGATGCCTTAGCTCCTTCAAGCCCATTGCGAAGGAGTTTGTTGTTTGCTTGGCTGGGGGGAGCAATCCGACAGCCGAGGAGGAAAAAGTTGCACTGGCTCACGGTGCTAGAGTTGTTCATTATAAGAATCAAAGAACGGATTGGCCTCATATAGATGACTTTGCCGCCGCAAGGAACACGGCCTTGGATGCTTGTTCCGAGAAGTGGGCAATGTGGGTGGATGCCGATGATGAGATGCAACCGGGGGCAGAGGCGGTTATTGATGAAGCTATAACTAAGGCAGAGGAAAGGGGCGCACAGCTTATTGCGTTTAGGTATTTCGTGGCTAACGCTGGGTTGATCCCACTAAGGGAGATGGTTTCCTTAAAAGGAAAATGCAAGTGGAAGAATCGGGTTCACGAAATGCTTGTAGCCGAGGATCAGTCAAAGATTTTTGGAATCGACAAGGTGGTTAGGGTTCACAATCCCAAGGGCTACAAAAAGACTTCCGCCGACAGGAACTTTGAAATTCTTAAAGACACCCTAGATCCAACCCCCAACGCCCTTTACTATACCCAACAAGAGCATTTTTTAACCCAGAATTGGGCGGACTGCTTAAAGTATGGTAAGCTGGCAATTCAATTTCAAGAGCTAGAGGATACGCTTCGATACGATGTTCTTTGCAACATGGGAAGATGCGCCCCGACAGGCGAGGAAAAGCTAAAATATCTTGGGGAGGCTATCGCCATTCAGCCGGATCGAAGGGAAGCTCACTATTGGATGGCGGTTGAATACTCTGCAAGGGGACAATGGGTAAAGGCATGGGGAGCGGCAAGGGCGGCGATGAGCCTACCAAGGCCAACCGCCCATTACTGGAACCTAGTTGAGGCAATATACCAATGGCAATGTTTGGATATTTATGAAACTGCCTCTGTTTGTGTCGGCAAAAAAGAGGAAGCCGAAAAGATTAAGAAGTCAAGGCCAGCCCCCAAAATCTCAATCATTCATGCAACCAAGGGGAGGCCACAGATTGCTTGGCAACGAAGGCAACAATGGCTGATGTTGGCAAAAAGCCCTCTTGAGGTTGAGTGGATTTTTGTGGTGGATCACGATGATCCCCAAGATTACACTCCCCATCAAGCCATCCGATGCAAACCCGGCGGGATCGTCAACGCTTGGAATTATGGGGCAAAAATGGCGAAAGGAGATATTCTGGTTCAAATGTCGGACGATTGGAGTCCGCCTAGACATTGGGATGCTCTAATTTCGACCGCTATTGGGGCTACAAACGAGGAGAAAGTCTTGGCAATATCTGATGGGCTTAGAACCGATAAACTCCTTTGTATGGCGATTATGACGCAAAAGAGGCTTGAAAAACAAGGGGGTTATATGTTCCACCCCGAATACCAAGAGAGCGATGGCATCTATTCAGACAATGAATTTACAGAAAGAGCTTATGGTGATGGAGTTGTGATTGAGGCCAAGCATATTCAATTCAAGCATGAGAACCCGCTCTTTACAGGCGGGAAGCCGGATGATCTAATCAAACATCACAACAAGCCGGAGTTTTATGAAAAGGGCAAAGCCATTTATGAGAAAAGAAAAGCCGCAAATTGGAATTAGGCCAGCCAAAAAAGGCGAGGATACCAATGGGCTTGGTATGATTAAATTTGGCAAATCGCGCCCAGACAAAACCAAATATGTGCTTGTTGATATTGAGTATGACGAAAAGGCAGGGAAAGAACTTTATAGGATTGGGATAAAATTGCTTGCCAAGGACAAGGAAGCAGTCATTAACTATGTGATTGTTCATGCCTTAAAAAATTCGGCAAAAC